TTCTCTGGAAGTTGCCATCCGGGGATAAGCGGAGCCCCCGGAATGTACTTTGTTGACCCGTCCTTCTTCACCTCTTTGGGAGGTTGCTCATGCATAGTTAGGATAACGTGGCAATCAGCAGCACGGGCTGCGTCTCGCAACTCATACACTCGTTGGTTAAAGGCATCGAATGCCGACCAACCAGAGTGACTCTTCTTGCACTTAGCAAGTTCTTGGTCACAGATGATGCTGAAGTCGTCCACAATGATTGCGGGGTAGTCACCTTGAGCTTGCTTAATGATTTGGGTAATCTGCGGAATCCCAACCTTCTCGTCGGCTTCGACGATCTTGGGTTCCCAGCCCAGCCATCTGGCACAGGTGAGTGCGCCCTTTGGTGCGATGAACAGTCCATCAGGGAAAGCTCTCACACTTGCAAGTGTCTTGCCTGTTTTAGCAGGCCCATATTGAATGATGAAAATACTCATGTCTTACTCCCCCATTGGCACGTCTCATAAAACTTACACTTCCTATAAGGCCAACATGCTGACTCATGGTGAGTAGCTGGCCACAACGATGGTTCCACGTCTTCAAACTCCCTTATCAATCTTTCTGCATTCGTTATCGTATTCTTAAAGTTGGCAACGCTGTGTGGGGCTGGGTCGATAGGCATCCGATGAAAGGTTGGCGATGCTCCACCCTTGCCCCACTCAATGACGTTCAGTAGTACTCCGCCCCATTTGTCTCCGAACATCTTCTGTCCGATCATCTGGTAGCCAATGAACTGGCCGTTCATGGAGTAGCCACCTACTGTTTTACTGCTGAATCTGTTTGTAGTCTTGTGGTCTACGAACCAGACCTTACCCGTCAGTGGGTGCTTCCACACTAGGTCAACACGCTGAGTGTAGAAGTAAGTCTCGTTGGTCTTATCGTCGTAGACGTTAACGCATAGCTCATGTTCAATGCCTTCCACGCTCCACTGCTCTGCTGCCCAGTGCAGTAGGTAGGCGGCTAGTGTCTCTTCCATCTGGGGCACATAGCGTTGCCATGCTGCCCTATGCCCTATGGGCTGAAGCTGGGCTAGAGCCTGTATAGCCTCCGCTGGGGAGTACAGGTCCTTACCCTCGTAGAGCGTAGACTGTAGCCCGTAGTGATGGGCCAAGCCTACATGGAACAGGGAGCCTTTGATAAGCGGCTCGGCTGGAGGTACGTCACTAGTACGTTGCTTGGTCTTGTACGACAAAGCATACAATCTCGGACAACGTAGTACTTTGGACAGACGATGCCATCCTTTCCGGGATGGACCCGGATCGATCAAAAACTTCCCCATGTCTACCTCTAGGCTTCAGCGGGCTCTGTATCTGCCGAGGCGAATGGGTTGTTTTCCCTCAATACTTCTACCTCTTTTACGACTTCAATCATCTTACTTAGGTTCTGTTTCAACTCGTCTGACGACCATGCCTTATGGAATATCGCATTCGATACGGTGGCCATCATTAGTTCAAACAGTACTTCTTCTAGGCTGCATTCGCACTCGGTTACGGCTACCATCAGGGCTTCCCTGAATGCCAGTTGGGCTTCGTTCTCCATCTTCACTCCATGTCTCTGAATAGTTGGTCTAGTATCTCTTCTTCGTTGTCCTCTCCCGACAGGGTACGGGCTACTCCCCCTGCTTCTTCATCACCTAACGTCTCGTAAACTGCTTCTAGTTTCGTCAACAGTACATCAGCCACACGCTCATCCACCGTCCCTTCGGCGATGACGTAACTGATGAGCACCGGACGTGTCGAACCTTTTCGAGAAAATCTTCCCTCGGCCTGTGTCACTTGGCCCGGTGTCCAAGGAAGCAAGGCGAATATCGCCGTGTCGGTATTTTGCAGGCCGTCGATAGCCTCACCGAAAGCGTCCGTCGTACCGACAAGCACCCCAGCCCCTTCGCATGTTGCATACTCCTGAACGATACGCTGCCTTTCAGTTAGGGAATCACCCCCATGTCCTGACCACACAGTAGTATCCTTACGCCTACTTACCTTCTTCTTGATGGCTGCGGCTAGCTTCTCACAGTCCTTACGTCGTCCAGTAAAGACGGTCACTTTCTGTCCGGCTCCAGTTAAGTCAGCTACTGTCTCCGCAATCCACTTACGCTTACGGGCTGCGGCTTCCAGTAACTGTAGTTCAAACTGTGCCTGCCTTCCCTTCTTAGCCACCTTCTTGTACTCCGCAGCAAAGCCCACGGGTTTCACTTGGTCCTCTGCTGGGATGTACACTTGCTGTCTACGCTTAGGTGGTAGCGACTTAGCCATCTCTGCGTAAGGTACAACGTGAGTTACCTTAGCTAACTTGCCACGCAGTTCGTCACAGTTACTAGTTCCACTAGCGTCGATGCCTCCCCACGAACTGGGCTTGGCATCGCAGTACCTGTGGATGAAGTCCCAGTTGGTTCCCCACTGCTTAGGCTGTATCAAGTCTAGTTGTGCCCATAGGTCAGAGCGTCTGTCCCTAATCGGCGTAGCAGTTAGTCCTAGTCTGCGGTAGGAGATGAGGCTAATCCTTGCCGCTGCCGCTGCTCGGTTGTCTGCCCATCTGTACTTAACTACGTCAGAGTTAGGGTTGGGCCTGTACTTCTCCTTGCGGGACCAAGCCTTCCCTTTGTGTAGCTCGTCCCATACAATAGCTAGCCTACTACCTTCTGCCCAAGCCTTGATGGACTCATGCCAGTAAGGAAGCATCTCCCAAGAAACAACCACGCACTCTGTATCCGAAGCAAGTAGGTGACTAGAGTAGCCACCCAGTACTTTGAGGTTCAGGTTGGTGTACTGTGCCGCTTGGAACTTCCACTGGTTCTTAGCTGGTGCTCTAGTCACCACCAACTTCTTCTCGGTAAGCGGGCCACTCACTAGCCACAGCAAGGCACCTAGTGTCTTACCTGCACCGCAAGCCCACCAGAGTAGCGAACCGTCTCGATGTATACTCCACTCCCATGCTTCCTTCTGGTAGTCTGTAAGGTAATCCTCTAGCACCCAGTCCTTCACCCTCTCCTTTACAATCGCCATCTCCCAAGGCTTAATCATCTACGTCTCTCCCAACTCCATTGGCATGATGTTGAAGGCTATCCAAGCGGTGACGTTGCGTTTTAAGCCACACGCTACCATCTCGGTCCCTTCAAACTCAACTACCACATTGAACATATCCGATACTACTTGGTACATCATGCGTTCCTCGTAGTCCGGCTCATCCTCTAACTCTAAACTTAATGTAGTAATCATGGGTACAATCTAACCCGAATCACTACCCTTGGAGTAACCATCGGCATACCAACCACCACCCTTAAGTATAAAGGTAGAAGCTGACATAAGGCGGACCAACTCATTACTGCCGCATTCATCACATCTACAATCAGCAATAGCTAGCTCATTACGAACTAGCTTCTCGGACCTATGGTCACACTCTTCACACTTGAACTCATAGATTGGCATGGTAACTCCAAAGGAAAAGGTAACGCCTGTAAGTAGTCAACAACAAGAGGGGCTGTGTCCCGACAGCCAGCAACAACAAAACCTACTTACAGACGTTACCTTGAATCCTATGCCATAGCCAACAGCATGTCAGCAGCCTTCTGGTTTAGCTTGGCACTACTGCCGAACCAAGACGAAGCAAGCAAGCTCTCGCCCTTGGCTCGTTCGTACTTTGCATCACTAGCATCAAGACCAGTCCGGGTCTGAGCGTAGTGTGTGGTGTACTCGGTGATGGCATTGTAAGCCCCCCAAGCAGTGCCACGAACTCCAACGATGTCAGTACCAACACCTGACTCGAACAACTCAGTGAGTTGGTCGTGCTTCTTGGTGGCGATGGTCAAGGCCCGAGTAGTCTCCTTGTCCTCCGGCACTTCGGGAAGCGGGAACAGTTGCTCAAGGAAGTCATTCCACTGGGCTGTGTTCATCTGCTTCTTGGCAAGGGAGGTCATAGCCTCACCGTACAACTCTGCTTTTGAGACAGCAAGACCAAGGATGTGCTGTGCATCGGACACTCTGTCCTTGGCGGACTTGGTGTGTCGAATCTTGACCATGTTCTCCTTGTTCTTCCTAGCGTCTGCTAGTGCCATGTTCGCTGTATTCTGACATACAATCCGAGTAGACGTGAAGAACGACATCAACGGTGTGATGCCATCATGTCCCTTGATGAGTGCCAAGTAGGGCTTGACCACATCGCCGGGAACTGGCTCGAAGGTAAGGTTGGTCAACTCAGCAAGTAGCCAAATCTTCTTACCGCCATGCAGTGAACCAGCAGTGTTGTACCGAACCAACTT